CGCCGCGGATACCTACAAGTGGGAAATCTACGCGAACTACGCCTACCTCGATACCCAAGAGCGTGAGATGTTCGCGTCCAAGCCCCAAAACATGCTCATCACCCAGGTCCAGAAGGCGATCTCCTCCGGGTCCAAGACACAGGAGCTCAACTTCAACCACCCCATCAAGTACATCGCTGCCTCCAACGTGACCGCCGTGAATATGTGCCTCGACACGAACAAGATCAAGCTCCAGATCAACGGTACCGATGTTTCGGACTTCAAGTTCGCGAACCCCAACTACACCACGGTTCCTCTCTACTATCACACCTCCCACGGCAGCTCCGCCCCAGGTGCGAAGTTGTTCACGTACCCTTTCTGCCTCGAGACTGGTAAGCTTCAACCCACCGGTTCGCTCAACTTCTCTCGCCTTGACTCGGCTCGTATCGTTAACGACACTCTAGTTAACACGGATGATATCTATGGTGTGAACTACAACGTCCTCCGCATTGAGAACGGTATGGGTGGTCTATTATATTCTAACTAAATACTAAATACTAAAGATGTATCTCACAATCTTTTTTTTTCTCGCCATCGCTTTTGTATTGACGTACGATCCTAAATCCAGGACACTCGAAAAGTTTATCGGGCAACCGACACCCTCTACCGAGAAGTCTTGTCAGCCTACGCATTACGAAGCCGTTCAATTTGGGCAGACTGCCTACCAGTGTCCTTCACCCGGTAAAACCAAGATGGGTGCCGTGATGTAGAATACTTAAAAAGAAAAAGCCTTACGAAAGTATATGATTGCACTCAACCGCGAGAATGTTATGATGATCGCGACGATCGTATGTGTCATCGGTGTTATTTTCATGCTCCGTGAGCTTAAGAAGACTAAGGAAGAACTCTACGAAATTAGGGATTTTTCGGAAGATGTCATGGATAAGCTTAATTCTATCCAGGAGGGGGAGGATTCTGACGAAGAAGAATCACCCATCACCACTGTAGTCGAAGAGAAGGAATAAACATATTCACTTATTATAACTTGCGAATGCGCAATGAAAAAATACAAAGCGATTGCTATACCAGTTAGTTTTGCGGATGGTAAACCAAGATTTCTCACGGTTAGGGATTATCGGTTCAAGGAGTGGATATTTGTCACGGGAGGGTGTCGAAGAAGGGAAATATTCAACCCGATTCGTTGTGCTCTACGGGAACTAGAGGAGGAGACGAGGGGAGTGGTATCTTTAAAGAGTGGTGAGTATACAGAGTTTAAGTTTATACACAAAGAGAGCCCAACTGTAGATTTGGAATATAATGTCTTCATATTCTTCGTCAACTATACACGTCCACAACAGAATGAGTTCACCAAGAAATTTTTCGAAGAGAAGCAGAAAACGAATGTGAAGAAGGCTTTGCATCAACCCTATAAAAGGACATTCGATGAGAATGATTTCATGAGTTTTGATACTCTCGAGGAGTTCAATACACGGAAACGATGGAAGTTAATAGTTGATAATGTCATTAAGAATCCGGAATTTTATTCGTGTATATCTTCTTTGAATAGAAAAACCTTCTCTATTAAATAATGAAGTCCAAGGCGTACGTGATGATGCAGATTAAGGAACTCCTTGATACCAACAGGGGAATGTGTGAGGAGGAGATTGGACAGTGGGTGGAAGAACACAAGGAAACATCGGTTTGTGAACTCCTCACGATCAAAAAGGAATTAGCTGAAAAAAAAATTTTCCAAGACATATCCTGTATGAACTGGTTTAGAGAAAATGAACAATAAATATATATGTTTAAAAATTGGTGCGTATCCCAAAAACTCAATGGCGCGACCAATCTATCACATGTGCTCATGGACGGTGGCGTCCTTTCCGTGCCATTTGATAAATTGAACGACTTTTACGAAAAGTACATAGAAGCGATCGTATCTGGTGAAAAACTGTTCGTCGTGGAACAGAAGACACCAGTGTATAATTTCTTCGTGGACATAGACTATAAGGATACGACGTCACTCTCGGTAGATGAGATTAAGTCCATATGTAAAATCATATGTGATAAGGTGAAACGATACGGCGGTAAAGAGTGTATCATATCCGTCTCACCACCAAAATCATGTGGATCTTTGATAAAAACTGGTGTACATCTAAACTGGTATGGGTACGTCGTTGATCAGGCTTCAGCGGTCGCTCTCAGAGAACATATTCTCGTCGCACTCTCAAAGGCGAAGAGTTCGATCGACTGGAATGAGATCATCGATGCCGCTGTTTATGGTGACTTACACAGGAAAACCAAGGGGAGTGGTTTCAGGATGCCATGGTCGTACAAAAAGGCGAAACATGATTTATGTGATGGTAGGGGGTGTGATGCGTGTCATGGTGGTAAAATAGATCAATTGTCGTATCTCCCAGTGTTCAGGTACACCACAGAACCTTTGAGTACGATCATTCGAATTGATTCAACCCCGGACGTCGAAATCCTAAAAGCGTCTACGATCCGCACGGATGCCCCACAAAACACATTCGTTGAACCACCCTCTATGGCGATTCGTGAGGGAACGTTCACGAGTGATGAGATCAAGGATGAGATTCAGAATGAGGTTGTCCGCGTGCGAATTGAACAGTTTGTCCAGAACAACATGGAGGGTCAAGGTGGGTCTTACATCACGAAGCTATTTAAATTCAAAAACACATACTTAGCCTCAACTACATCAAAATACTGTGAAAACCTAAAAAGGGGACATGGTTCGAATCATGTGTGGTTCATCATCAGTGGTCAATTCATCGCTCAAAAATGTTTTTGTCGATGTGAAACGATCAGGTCGAGACGAGATGGTTTTTGTAAAGATTTCTGTGGACGTAAACACAAACTTTCATCGATTATCCTAAATGATTTGTATCCAGATAAACAGGAGATCCAGAAGTGTCCGGAATTAACGAAGCGTGTAGAGAAACCTCAGTTTAACAAACGTGACACTAAACCCATGATACAGGCGTTCATTCAGAAGTTTATGGTGGGTCAGGAGGGTACGACCATCGTGGATATCTCGAAAAATAATACGAATTACATAGCTCTCACCACATCAACGTATTGTGAATCTATTAAGGGTAATCATGAAGACTGTGTGATGTCCTACAAGATAAAAGGGAATAAGATTACACAGGCGTGTCCCAAATGCAAGGGAAAGAAAAACGTGGCGAGAACATATACACTTATTGACCGTGACCTCGTAAAACTACTTAAACAATAATACCATTTACATTATAAATGGTTCCCACCCGTACCCATTTAAGGAGGAATATAAAGAAACCTGATTTTTTTAAGCCCACAGAAGATGTCCTTGAGGATGACTATTGCGACGATGACCACGATACAGACTTCGATTCTGATATCAATACAGAGGACGAGGAGGACTTTTCAACAGATGAAGATGAAGAAGATGCTGATGAAAACGGGAATCTCGAAGATTTCGTGGTAGAAGATGAGAGTGAAAGTGAGGAAGAAGACACTTAAAAAAAACACGGCATATATTACAAAATGGAAACAGACATCGGTAATCCTATTGAATATAATCCCACCGTGAATGAGGAGGAGAAAGATGAAAATAAAGAAGAGGAGTATTATTTTCATCCATCCGAAATGGGGAATTACCCGCAGCAGCCCACATATCAGCAGTCACATCAACAAACACAAGAGTCATTCGATCTCTTCAAGAATGTCGATAAGTCTACATGGATCATAGCATTCGCTGTGTTTCTACTTGGTTTTTTTATGGGGAAAACCATGCAACCAGTGATTCTCAGGTACACTTGAGTATGGTGCGAAATACCTGGTCTTGCCACCAATTTTTATCATCTTTCCTTTATTATCCCTTCTCATGAGCTGAGTTGGATACATGGGTATGATGAACGCATCGGCTGTATCCTCAGTAAACCCGCGAGTAGTACTGGGTTCGAGTTGTCTTATTTTTCTTTTCTTTTCCCTTTTGTTTTTTGAATTCCAAGATAATCCAAAAAACAAAACAAAGAACATACCCGTCAATATGACTGCGACGAGTATGGAAATCATTTATTACTATATATGAATATTATTTACACGGGAGTGACTTTAGTCTCTTCCTCTTCCTCTTCCTCTTTGACCTCCTCGAGTTTAGCCGCAGCCTCACGCTGTTTCTGACGCTCCTCAACCTCAGTGGCGACGATGGCGTCAGCCTCCTTAACCAGATCCTCCATCGGGGTGTCGGGCTTCTCCTTCTTGAGACGCTCAAGAACCTCAGCGGGGTGGGAAATTGGAGCCTCATCAGACTTAGTGTAAAACTTGGAGTTATCATCACCAGCGGTATACGAAACCTTGGTATCCATCATACCCTGCTTACGCTCCTGGAACATGCGAGCAGCCTGAGACTGGTTCTCACGGTAACCGACCATTATCTCCTCGAGCTTATCGTTCGTGTAATGCACATCCTCAATCTTGGTGGAATCGGGGGGGATCAGAAGCCACTTATACTGCTCTACGACATAGATATCGAATGTGGGATCCTCCTTCTGAAGGCGCTTCGCATGGTTCGCAGCCTCATCGCGGGTGGCGAAAGCACCACGGAGTTTGATACCGAATTTATCAGTCTTCTGGGGACATTCGGGTCCAACAATAGAGATACACGCAAAGACTTGCCCGGGAACGGTGGTATAGTCAGTTTCAAGAGACATTATATATTTTCTAGGTGTATAAACTTTAAGCCATATTGTAAAGCCTAAGTGTTCAAAGAAATCACTGAAAATTAAGACAAGAATGTATCTCAATGACGGTACACCCCATCACGACGGCATCGCCAATGAACATTACACGATTTACATGATAAATCATAACCCAAAACTCGCACCAATTCGTGAAAAGTTGGGTTACCTCATCCACAAGGGGGGTACGCATCAAAACCCAGACGCCATGTGCCTCGATACGGGGGTTAAGGTGTCGTTAAAAAACAAAGAGTCTGAAAGTGGGTCGTTTGACTGGAAAAATATGTCTTTCGTTGATGATGGGTTCGGTGCTATTCACAGAGAAATCACCCAGTACTACAAACGATATCCAGAGGATGAAATGGGTGTCCGAGACATGTACAAAAGATTGTTCCACGTAATTTCCAAGACCGTCGATACCAGTTCGATGCTAAACCGCGTCCTCGATGGGCATGAATCCGACTGGATTGTGTTAAACTTCAAGAAGACGAGAGAAATGATTCTGTTTCACCGCGATGAGCTCACTGAATTGTGGAAGAACCCTGGACAATGTATGGTTCGAAATGGGTGCGCTAGTGGGAAGATTGAGGGAACACCCAATCTTCGCATGCGTGTATGTTTGAACAACGGTGTCCGTGCCCTACTTGGTCGAGGTTCTTCTATATGTGTGAAAATTCAACAGGATCAACCCCGAAAGCTCTTGGCTCAACTCAATAACTCTATTGTGTGCGCGTACTAATTATAGCTGTGTTATCGTTTTTATCAATAAGAATACAATGTCGTTTCAGATTTTTTGCCGCTTTACCAGTCGTCCCCGAGCCACACATGGGATCGAGTACAGTGTCCCCTTCGTCTGTGGAGATTGAGATGATTCGTTCGATGAGTTTAATTGGCTTCGCTGTGGGATACGTTCGTAACTCAGAACCTTGGCTGATGGAGTGAATATCATCCCATAGATCTGTACATGGTTTACCCTCAGTCTCATGAAGGTAAATCTTCTTGTATAGTTTTGAATTCTTTGTCTTTGGTGTGTGAATTCTATTATCAGCCCTAAG